CATCCATAGTGTTCACGCCGCCACCAGCATCATCAATACGGCGCAAACGCCAATAAATAAATTGATAGGTCTGAGAATTATCGGGGGTAGGCCATACCGTGATAGCGGGTAGATTCTGTACGTACACCCCATCCCCCGCAGTGTGAGCCGCAGCAGTCGTGTTGTTCTGGCCCCGAACGCAGTTAGTTAGGGTATTCCCTGATATGTAGCCGTACCCAATGGTTTCTGAACCAATTAAGATAAACCCAGTAGAGGGTAATCCTACGGCAGAAGTTACCGCGACTGTCGTAGCGGTGGAGGTAATCGTTGCACTAAGTGTGGTTCCCACCGCAGAAGTCTGACCATCCAAACGCTGAATCCAAACCTGTATAGGACGGGCTTGTTGCAACTTATTTGGGATGGTGGCGTAGGTAGATACGCTGATACGCGTGATAGTTAGATCAGCTTGTGTAGAGGCGCTTCCCGCGCCCGTGCGTATTACATGCTCAAGCAAGTCCACAGTGTCGGTTGGTAGTGGGTAGGTGTTCTGCCCTGAAACCAAAGTAATAGTTCCTTGGTCAAACGTCCACATGTTGACGCCACGGTTGGCCCAATCAGCAAACAGTAGGTTGAGTGACCGGCGGGCCGTGCGCAAGTCATAGCCAGTGCGTAACTCGGAACCTGCACGTTCAAACGCTTCCTCTACGATTTCCGTAAGGTCAAGGTTAAAAGTAGCGGTTCCAGAAGTAGCCATTATCTAAACCCTGCTGTTTTCTTTGCTATGGTTTTGGGCTGCGCCACAAACTGTTTACCTGCTGCTTTGCCCGCACGTTTTGCTTTGGTGGTAGCTGCATACTCAGCCGATGACAAGGATTTTATAGCAGCTTCAGGCAAATATCGCTCACCTGTTTTTGACGATGGCTTTCCCGACTTGGTTCTCCATTTCTGGTCGCCCCAATTTTTAAGGGATTGCTGCGGTGCTTTCAATCTCTGTACCCGCCGCCTGCGGCCTTATATCGCTTAGCCATTACCTGTGCTTTTCTAGCTGACCATTGCCCTGCGCCAGTACCTACGATTGCCGCAGCTTTGACGCTGTTGAAAATACGTTTGCGTAACTCAGGCTTAGTGTAATTGCCAGCTTCATTTACCTTGGACTTTACCTTACCGCCTTCAGCATATTGCGTAAAGTCGGTGTCGTCCCGGCGAGCTTTTTTTGCCCCTTTGGGCATCTTAGAAGGGGATATGGCCCCCATGCCGCGACTGGCTCTCATTTAGCACCGCCTTTAGTTTTCTTGGCTAAAAATAGCTTATCAACCATTTCTATCCGTTGCGGCTTGGTCGTAACTTTATTGATAATACCTAACCGTTTAGGCTTACTCGCGGCATAAAACCCAGCCTTTTTTAAAGCCTGCGCTACTTGCTTTGGCGCGGTTGCCATATCAGCACATCTTTCCACGGGTCTTACCCCTTTGGGCTATACCATCGGCACGGCTAGATATTGCACCGCCAGAAGCGTACCGTTTAACCGAACCGCCGCGTTTCATAGCGCCACCAAACTCGTCCATGGTGTCGGCTCTAAGACGGCTTAACGGACCTTTAGGGCCCTTAGCAAATGCTGCTTGGGACGGAGTAAGTTTAGATACCGGGCGCGGGGCGTTCTTCAGAGCGGCGCTAACTTTTTCCATTATTTTTGGGTCCGCAGCGGAGGGACGCACGTTTACAGATTTAGCCGCTTTTGCGGCTTCCATAGTTGGCTCAACAAGTTTCGCAGTTTCCATAGCTGGTTTAGTACCCGCACGACCTGCAGCAAACTCGCGCAGTCCTTTGACGCCCGCAGTGCCTCGGCGAAGGCCTTGCATAATTCCGCTTGCGCCTGTTGCATTAGCCGCTGCTTCAATGTTACGCATTAATTCAGAACCGCTGGCCGATTCCGCAGCTCTGCCTGTGGGAGCGTAGTTCTTACCCGCGTCACCCAGACTTGTTGGGATACCAAAGCGATCTCGGGGCTCGGTGTCTGCAGTGCTTTGCTGAGACGGCCCGCTAGGTTTGCGGCCCAAGACGCCGCTAGAGTCCTTACGACGTGTCAAGCCTTGTTGCTTGTTCAGGTAATCCCGCAAGCTCAGGCCAGACTTAGCTAACTCTTCTTTGGTAACAACCTTGGCTTTAGGGCCCGACTCAACAAAGCGCCCAGCAGCATCCATAGCCGCTTCGTCCTCAGCGGATACCTCGCTGCCTTCTTCGCCGTCGTAGCGTTTGACTTTGTGCTTAGACATTAGCACATCCCGCCTTTTTTAAGCATTGTGCCTTTGGTCTTGCCTTTTGTAGCAATACCATCAGCGCGAGAAGAAGCTGAGCCGCCTTGAGCGTAAGCCATGCCGCCACCCATCATCTTCTTAACGGCTCCGCCTTTTTTCATTGCACCCTTACCGTCGCCAATGAAAGCAGGTTTACCGTCTTTCATGGGCATGCCGCCAGCAGCCATTTTCTTTGTGCCTTTTTTCTTAGCCATAATTGCCATCATGCCTGCATTCATCTTAGCCATAGTATCACCACCTTTAGAAAATTTGCCTTTGTCGGCATCGTTAAAGTCTTTACCCACGGACTGTGGGACTCCTACTTTCTTGGCAAACGATGGGTTGTTAGCCACCGCAGCCATGAAATTGTGTTGCTTCTTACTGGTCGATGGCATCTGGTTTTACCCACCGCTGCACAGTAGCCGTTTCCCAGATACGAATGCTCAACCAAACAATGGTCAATATACCGCCAATAAGTGTTACCACGGGAGTCATCCATCCTAAAAAACCACCAAGGCCCATTACTACGGCAGCGCCGTCAGCCATTGTTTTCACATCGTTTGTATCGGTCATATCAGCACTTCCATCTAGCAAGAGCAGCCGCCTTACGGGTGGGCTTGCCTTTTTCGTCTTTCATCGGCCCCGGCATACCTGACATACGGGCGCAGAACGAGTCCTTGCGCTTGCCGCCTTGGGGCTGCGGAGCCTTGAGGTTACTACCTGTTGCTGCGTTGTACTTAGCACGGCCTTTTGCAGTCAACCCCGCCCCCTTGGAGACCGGTAGCTTCTCGCCACGGCCTACAGAGAGAACTGGGCCTTTTTTCTTAGCCATAGAACACCGTGATTTTTGCGGATGTTGGTAGCGTTACATGTACATCCGTGTAAAACAAAATCCCCTCTCCGGGAATCGTAAACGATAACGGATTCAGTGGTGTAGCGGAAATGTTAAATTGAAGCCGTACAGTTCCAGAAGAGCCACCGTCCCGAAGAATAATATCTCCCGCCGTACCGCCCCCTAAAAACTGATAGCCTTTAACACGTACACGACCAGACACCATAGTGCCAGTAGCCTCAACGTGTATTGCTTGAACGTCTGTCTGCATCATAATCAATCTCCTATAAAGCAGGGGCCGAAGCCCCGAGGTTGATTAAGCAGATGCTGGGAATTGCAAACCAGTAGAGTCAGCAACCACGTACATGATGGTGTACTGCACAGTACCGGCAGTTACTGCGGCAACGGTTGGGGTCATCGTAGCGATAATCTTAACGTCCGTAGCACCAATACCAATACCGTTAGGAGATGCCGTAGAAGCTGCGCCGCACCATGCGCCCAATTTAGCGGCTGCGTTGCTAATAGCTGCACGACCAGCCGAGGTTACATCTGTAGCGGCCCAGTACAAGGCGGCTGTAGTGCCATCACCAATGCTCACGTTTGCTGCGGTAGAACCTGTAAATGCAACAGTGGTGTCGATCAGGATGTCAACGATTTGAGCGCCAGCAGGCAACACGCAGATGGTGTCAGTAGTCGCAGAAGCGGCTTGGCCTGTGTAGTTCTTTTTGAACGTCTGAGAAACAACGGTTGCGCCGCAGTTTTCAATAGTGCCAACGGTAGTGCCAGTTGTGCTGCGGACAGTGCCAAGCAGCCAAGGGCCGAGGTGAGTAGCGAATCCCATGATAATTCCTTACATACAAGTTAAGTGCATCAATCGGTATGTCGTCTGCCGGGACAGTTTGATGCACCGGAAAGCCCGGATTGAAAGCAATATACACCAAAAGAAAAAGGGGCACAAGGCCCCTTTTAAAATATTTCCGAAGAAATATTAGGTCGAACCGGGTGAACCGAAGACACCCAATGGATCGCTGAAGCCAAAGCTGTAACGCTCACGGGCTTTGTAACGAACGTTACCTGTATCAAAGTCACCGTCCATGCCAGTAGTCAAGGCCATACGCTCAAAGTGCTTCAGGCCGTTAGGAACGTCTGTGCACAAGAACCAAGCATTGGTGTCTGTCAGGTAGTGGTTAATTGTGTAACCTTCAGGGATTGAACCGTTGTTCTTCAACGCGTTGATGTCGTTGTCAGCGGTACCAACACGAAGGTTAGTCTCGAGCAAACGAGTAGCAACGAACTGAAGTGCTGGAGGCACAACCAATTTTCTAGGCTTAGCAGCGATCAACAGGCCACGCTCATCAGTCCAAGCAGCGATCTGAATCACAGCGTTTTCCAACGATGTTTCATTCAAGTCAGAGTTGGTTGAAGGACGGTT